ACGGCGCACCTGATCCATTTTTAGTGATAATTGTTGTAGCCATTAAAAGGTTCCCCCGTTGATGGTTCCTGTTATTTCAAATCCGTTTAAGTCTAAGTTACCACCTAACTGTGGCGTAGTGTCACCGATGAGATCAGGGTTAATCGTGTTCCACGCAGATCCATCGTAGATACGTGTTGTGTTGTCACCTGTGTTAAAGTACCAATCGCCAGCAGTAACAGCGTTACCGTTCAGATCCACCGTAGGATTGCTTGCTTGCGCTCCTAAGAAGAATCCGTCGATAGCCTCTTGTGCAGCCTCTGCTGCCGTTTGTGCAGCTTCAGCAGCCGTCTGTGCAGTCTCAGCGGCAGTCTGTGCGTTACTTGCGTTTGTCGCTGAAGTAGACGCTGAAGACGCGCTAGATGCTGCATTGGTTTCTGAGGTAGACGCATTAGACGCAGACGTTGCTGCGTTAGTCTCACTTGTGCTGGCCGCAGATGCTGATGTTGCTGCATTAGTCTCACTTGTTCCAGCATTAGTCTCAGACGTAGCTGCTGCTGATGCTGACGACGCTGCCGCAGTTGCACTACTAGCCGCATTAGTTTCACTTGTGCTTGCGTTAGATTCGCTAGTGGCTGCGTTAGTTTCAGAGGTAGCTGCGTTAGTCTCGCTAGTTGATGCTGCTGATGCACTAGAGGCTGCTGCAGTTGCACTGGTAGACGCATTAGACGCAGACGTTGCTGCGTTGGTTGCGCTAGTAGACGCTGCAGACGCCTGTGTTGTTGCTGTAGTTGCGCTAGATGCTGCAGAGGTTGCACTTGTGCTTGCATTAGTCTCGCTAGTCCCAGCGTTGGTTTCACTGGTAGACGCTGCAGATGCACTAGAGGCAGCAGCAGTAGCACTAGAGGCTGCATTGGTTTCTGATGTAGCAGCGTTAGATGCAGCAGTAGTTGCAGCAGATGCGTCAGCAGCTACACCAGATTCACTGGCAGCAGCCGCTGTAGCACTAGCCGCTGCAGCAGTAGCACTGTTACTTGCTTCGTTTGCTTTTGTAGTAGCAGTCTGTGCGTCTAGGGCTACCTGAGATGCGTAGGCATCCGTGGAAGCATCACCAGAACCACCGTCACCCCGAAAGATTGGCATAGACTGCTCCTAAGAAAACAAACAAGAGAAATGAAAAAGGGGCCGTTGCCGACCCCCTAGAGTCTTACTCGTCGCAAACAGCGAGGATGAATCCTGCTTCGGGACGGTAAGTTTCAACACCGTACAGAGTGTCAGCCGTGTACAGAGTAGAGAGGTACTCTTGCTTGTACTGGGTCTGAGAACGTACAGCCATTTGCTCTGCCATTACGAGAGCGTCCTTGTGGAAGAACAAGCAACCACGGGTATCATCGGTAGACGCAGAGTTCTGAGCAGCCACTTCCAGAACGGGAGCATTGCTAGAAACGTAGATGTCTACACCGTAGAGGTTACCGATGAGGCCAGACTCGACACCACGACCACCAACAAAGTCGGAAGATACGTAGCGGTCGATGCCCATGATAGACTTACGTGACGCAGGAGGAATAACGAGAACTCGTCCGTCCATAGGTACGTCAGCATCGTCCATCAGCTTGATTGCTTCACGGAAGCCAAGGTCGGTAAAGTTGTCACCAGACGTTACAGTGTCAGCAGCGTACGTAGCAAGGCCAGCAGCGGCATTGAAGTAGTAGCTGTTGCTGTTTACCCAGTCAGCACCAGTGTTGGCGGGAGCCTGAGTACGAGTTCCGTCACCGAAACCAGTAGCGGCGTTGATGAGGTCAGTGTCTACCTTCAGAGCAAGCTGGTAGCCAGCGTCTTCGGTGTAGAACTGTCGCAGAGAAGACAGAGCCTGTACTTCTACGATGTCCTCAATCAAACGTGAGTACTCAAAGTGACGGTCAACAGTGACAGTCAACTCTGACTCAAGGTTAGCTTGAATCGTAACTGCTACAGCTTCTGCTTTAGCAGATGCAGAGCCACGAACGGGCTTAGGAATGTGAATAACGTCACCCTTCTTGCCAGACATAGCGAGACGCTTGACAAGGGGAGCCATCTTCAGGTTCTTTTGATAAGCAGCGATTACTTCGTCACTCCAGATTTCTGGAATAAAAGTACCCGCAGCAGTTTTGTCTACTACAGCATTAGCTGTAAAATAGGCACCAGAGGTTTCACCAGCCATTGTAATTCTCCTTTAGGCTATCGAACCCGACCCTCTGCGTAAGCCTTAAGTAGCTCGTCCGACATGGACTGATAACGCTCTGGGTCAGTTCTCATAAGTTTAATAATGTCAGCACGACGATAAACTTTACGACGAGATCCCTCTGCTGTTCCGCGAGCGTTGCCTGTAGATGCAGTCTTAACTGAACTCTTACGTGCTTCTCTTTCTGCTTGTGCAGTCTGTTGAACTACTTGACTCCGTTCTTTCCAGAGACTAAATAGCTCGTTAGCAGCATCGTAATCGTACTGTTGATCTGCCTGAACAAACAACTGTGTTCGGACTTTTGACCCTTTGATCCACTCAGCAAACTTAGGGTCTTGCAGTATCTGCTCCATCTCAGGATGAGAGGACTTGAGTTGTGCAAGAGTAGCCTGTTGTTTGTACTGCTGTGTGTAAGCCTGTGCTTCTTTTATCTTAGGGTGGTTGTCTATAGCTCGACTAACAGCGGTCTTGGGATCGACAAAAAAATCTACATCGTCATCGTTATCGTCTTGTTGTTGCTGTTGTTGAGGTGCTTGTTGGGTTGAGAGTTGTGTTTGGATGTAATCGTCAACAACTTTACGTAACTCTCCAACTTCCGTACTCTGTTTGCCTGAAAACTTCTCAAGCTCTTGGTGCATCTGTACGAGGTCTTCTACAGATTTACCTTTGTACTTTTCTGGAACTTCAGGCTGTTGAGGTTGTTCCTCTTGAGGAGTCTCTACAGTATCCTGTGTGTCGAGTTGGTCTGTTGGTTCCTGATCTTCTTCCTTACGCTCATCAATTAATGTTGCTCGTGACATTCTAAACTTACCCCGCCTATTATTATTAGGTTATGGAGGATTAAATGGGAGTTGCCTCTATAGTTGAGATTCCCTGCTCTTTTGTCCAGCCTTCTCGTGTTCGCGTACCCACTTCATGTGTCTTCCGGGGAAGTCCCCTGATGACCCTTCTAGGATATGCTGAGTAGCTGAGACAATCTTTGTAGCGTTAGCACCACACCCGCACCTACTGGATGTAGTACCTGATTCTACAAATTCTTCAAATGTATGTCCGTTAGTACAACGAAAGTCAAATACTTTAATCATCTTCTTCTTCAGTCTTTGACGCTTCTTCGTAGTTAGTTGTAACGATAGTTTCCATGTTAATCAAGTGGGCTAATACGTTTAGTTGTCCCTTGCGAAAGAACATATCGTCAGCATCTTTAGTTGCTTCTATACTGTTAATCTGCAGAACATTGTTACCAAAGTCCTGCATAAGCTGTTTCCAGCCATCAGTAATAAAAAGACTAAAGTAGTTGTCGTAGTACTGCTGTGTTTCTTGATCCATCTTGAGGCCTCTTGGGTTGTCTCTGTTAAGTGTTGTACCTAAGTACACTATATATTATACCACATTTTTGACCAAAAGTCAAGCATTATTTTACGTGAATTTTACCATTATTTCTTTGCTGTTTTCTTGGCCTTTTTAAAGGCTTGGGCTGTCGGAGCGCCTTTTGACCCCGGTTTACGCATCTTTTCTCCTGATCCAGCCTTGATACGCTTGCGTTTGGCGTGGATATTAGCGTACAGTCCTTTTTTTGGCATCTTAGTAGCCCTTCATTTTCTTTACTTTTTTGCCTGTTTTCTTGGCAGCTGCTTTAGCTTTGGCTTTACCCTTAGCGGTGTACGGATACTTTTTCTTTCCTACCATTGGCATAACTATCTCCTTACCATTTTACCTTGTTTGCCCAGTAAGCCGCAGACATCTTGCCTTTGGCTATGTTTTTAGCGTGACGAGCTTTAAACGATGCTCGCTTCTTTTTCATTTTGTCGCCTTCACCCGCCTTAGGTTTACCAGCAGTCTTAGCACCTTGTTCACCAAAGCGGATAGTTTTAACTTTGTCACCCTCTTTAGCTACGACAATGTGACTCTTCTTAGGGTGACTAGGCGTCCTCTTCGGTTTGTTGTACCCGCTTACTCCTGCTCGTGCTAGCCTTGGGTCTTTTTCCTTTGGCATTAGGCTTCTCCTCCTGTTGGTGCAGGGCCGACATTTGGCCCTCTAGGGCCGCGACCTTGGCCTCCAGCGCTTCCAATTTGTTGAACTGGTCTTGGAACGCTTGGTTGATTTGGCTGAGAAACTGGTTCATTTCTGTTTGTGTCATTAACACCGGGAATTGCT